CCCTATACTCTTGCCACCAAATCCGCTATGGAGATAGGCTCGGTAAGTACCCTGTTGTGCTTACAACAATCACAAACATCACAACGTACAGGAACAACATCTCCGTTCTTGACCTGCATTACTCTCGGCATATTTGCCTTAACCATACTAAAAGCCTCATCCAAGAAATTTTGTGTAACCTGAATGATTCGTATGTCAGGCTCATTTTCCTTAGTAGCTGCTGCGATGTAGAATGGTAACTGCTTACCTGTATTTTGCCTTACAATTTCCTGATAAACAGCACCCTGAATATCATATCCCCAGTATCGTATGAAATCCAAATAACCGATATCCTTAACCCATTTAAGGTCCGTAATGGATGCCATAACCTTAAGGTCAACAATTGCAGTATCGGGGATATAGCTATCCATCTTTATCTTCCATTTACTGCCGAACATCTCGCCTGTCATAATCACCTGCTTTTCGCCCGACATAAACTTCATAAAATACTCGTCACGCTCTATACGCTTGATTATTTCTTCAGCCTTAAGGTATTCAGCTTTAAGAGAGCCATCTCTCTTGAACAAGCTTGGATTTGCTTCTTTAAACTTATCCAAAGTACCCTCAAAGTATGAGTCGACATAGCTACCAACAAGCAAAGGTGTTGTTGTTTCCCTTGTCCATCTTCCCGCTAAGCTTTCCATAGTTTCAAACTCACAAGCTACTTTGCCGTATGTACCTGCAAAATCCTTGTACTGCGAAACAGACATATACTCTTTATTGGCTTCGTTACGGTAATAATTTTCTGCACATAATTCCATATTTGCTTCCTCCTTTTGTTTTACTGCTTTTCAGCATCAGTTTCCTCAACTACATCAACGACATCCGTTGGCTTTGCGAATGGATCTTGAGCTTCAATAACATCCGGGTGATTATCACCATACATTTCCTTATCATTATCGTCATACACCTTTTGGTCATCCTGTATAGCTCTCTGCATTTCAACAGATAAGATGCCCCACTTACTCAACAGAAGCTTGATAACCGTTTTCTTTGCCATAGCATCAAAGTCTGTAGACCACCTGCTACTCTGCTTATTGTTCTTAATGTCATATCTGTAAGATGCACTGTATTTCTGAGCGTGATTGTCAACATCACTCTTACTCATATACAGTTCCTTAATGAAACCTGACCTGAGCTTAAAACAAGCATAGTAACCAACAATCTTATCGGTTTCGCCATTGTTCCTCTGAGTACAATTGCTAAAGTTCGTAACAAACGAACATTCGCCGGTGATAGGATTGTAGTTGAGTAATTCATCCTCGTATACCTCGGAACAACTCATACGCTCATACTCACCGGTTCTGATTGCAAGCTGAACAAAGCCTTTGTACATCATTTGAAATTGGGCGCATTTTTTTGTAAGCCACTTGCCGCTTGCTTCATCCTTGTACTTAGTATCATAAGGTACCAAAGCACTAAAGCCGAAATTACTGTCAATAGGCAGGTCAAACGATGCCGCTACAAAGGCAGCCGCCATAATTGAGTTTGGCTCACACTGAGATAATTGAGTGGATGATGCAACAACATTTACAATTGTTGCCATATACTGCGAAGCTTTCTTACCGAGGATATTTTCAAACCTCTGCTTCACATCATCCATTGCAAGCATACCTTTTACTTGCGATAAGACTTTTACACTTACTTCATTTGCCATATTTGCTTCCTCCTTTATTTAACTAACCATTATGGTTTTGGTAACGTAATTTACACAATTCATCATTATACGATGCCTAAGTTCATCATCAAAAAGTCTGGGCAAATATTCATCTTTATTCTGAATACCTGCTAAATCCATTTTTTTGAGGCAATACTTATATACATCTGTTGCCTCATCAACATCAATCCATCTGCTATATTTACTTGCTATGTCAAGTAGTCTTTCCTCCATTCTGTTTTCCCCCTCTTGTAGTCTGCATTATTTCTTTGACAAAAATTGAACGCTGCCTTATGATTCCAAAAACAAATATTGTAAGCGGGAATACAAGCCATTCGCTTCCAATTGCTATGTACCCTCTTTCAATATAAGCAAGATGAAATGCAAGCCTTGTCAGAATAAAACCTACTGATATAGACAGCCAATTTCCGGATATTAAATTCACAAGCTTATTCATCCAACATCAACTCCTCATCAATACGTTTCTTGGCATTTAAAACCTTATCCGAATAATCTGTAGTCTTAATGCCATCTTCCCAAAGGTCTATTGCACCTGTACCATTTTCATTTCTGAAGCCTCTGTTATATATTGACAATGCCAATTCCGTTGGGTACTTATCTGTAAGCTCCGATAAATAATCCACGCCTACCAATATGTTATTTGGTGGGCAATCAATATCATCAACATTGAGCCTTGCCATTCTGTCGTAATGCCATTTTGGAATAATCTGCATATAACCTTCAGCACCACACTGACTTTTGGCATCATAATGATATGCACTTTCAACTTCAATCACTGCAATAACAAGTGTATAGTCCACGCCATATCTTTTGCATACGTTGTAGGTATATTCCTGTAATTCAGGTAAAAACATACCGCCTTCGGATGTGTATTCGGCAGGAATTTCATACTCCTTGAATATCTCAGTTTGTGGCTTCTCATCAACTATTGCGGTTGCAGTATTGTCAATCTTAGTTGGCAACTCGCCTTTTGCTTCAATGCAATCAGTAGTGATACCTGACAAGCAATAAAGTGCAGATACGTATACCGCAAACAACTTCAACTTACGAAACGATACGTATTTCTTCATCCGACTCCCTCCTCATTGGTGACAAGAAAATACCGAGGTTTAATCCAGGTGAGTTTTCAACAGCCTCATTAAATTCATCAATACTTCCTATCCCATATTCATTCTTTAAAATCTCTTTCATACTTGCAGCATCCATTAACGCCCTAACACCTTCTCTCCGATAAGTTTAATCTCACTGATAACAAGAGAAATTTCGTCAAGCTTTTTGAGAATTTCTTCTAAGCTATCCTTTTCGCTCTCATCAATCTCTCCGTCAGCAGCAATATCAATCAATTTTTTCTTGACATTGTTGATGCTATCTGAGTCAAATTCCTTAATGACCCTTAATGCAACACCTTCTAACCCTTCAATCTTAGTTGCAAGTGGCATACACTTTCCTATAGGGCATTCACTCTTGCAATAAGCAGTTTTAAGGTTTGGTGCGTGGTACAAATCAGCCATTAAAACAACTTTATCGACAGGAACAACTTTTGTGTTCCCAAGCTCATAATCAGCCAATGCAGATACGGACACTCCAAGCAATTCTGCCGCACCCTCTCTGCTATATAGCTTCTCATTGTATATCGAAGCCTCTTTTCTGGCATTAAAATACACATTGCTGTTACCTTTTGTAGAGCCACTTCCCATTGTTATTTGCCATCCTTTCCCATAAAATAAAATTAATCGGAATGTGAATCGGTATAAGCTGTGTTGTCAATATTAAGCTCATCACTGATTGCAGAAACAATGTTATTGCCGTTTGAACAACGTGGAACAACTCTGCCATTAATAACAGCCGATACATAGCTTCTCGCCTTTCCAACTCTTTGAGCTAATTCAGTGACACTCAAATCCTCGTCAATCATTGCTTTGCGAACAGCTTTGCACCAATTATTAAGATTTTTTGCCATAGACACCCTCCTTTGCTTTACATTCTCGATATATTTTGGTAAAATCTTTTTGTGAGTTTCATTTGTAGCTCACAACTATATTCTAAATAGAAATTTCTAATTTGTCAATAGTAAAATAAGAATTTTCTAAATATTTTTTATTATACTTAATGAGGTGATTTTATGTCGGATTTACTTGAACGAATCAATGAACTGCAAAAAAGAACTCAGCTTACTCAAAAACAGGTTGCCAAGGAAGCAGGCATTAGTTTAGCCTCTTTCACAGAGTGGAACAAAGGTAAAGCAAAGCCTTCTCTTGATGCTGTTGTCAAGCTTGCTGCATACTTTAACGTATCATTGGACTACCTTGTTTTAGGAAAAGAGGCAACTGACGAAAGCGAAACTAAATTAGAAAACTCTAATTTTCAACATCCTGAACTTGTAGAAAAATACAACTTGCTTCCATCCGATATGCAAGCAAGAGTTTTGGCATACATAGATGGAATGCTTGCTGTTCTTCCTGAATCGGAAAAGGGAACATTATTAGGCTAAGTGATATACGAAAGGGGATGCGTTAAATGAGCTTATATAGCCACAAGGAACAATTTTTATATGACGAGAATGATATTGATTTAACTGTGAATAACCCTTCGAAATGGACTTATTGCGACTTATTAGGCAATACTCAACGTGCTATGCTCGCTGAGTATATAGTCGCTTCATCACTACATAGAGCCGAAAGTAGCACAAAGCTTACCAATCGACCATTTGAATTGTTGGCAACCATCAGTAATAAGCCAATGCGTATCGGAATCAGGTATGCTTCCTATTTGCAATCTGCAGAAGCAGAACATCCCGACCACATATCATTCAATATGAATGCCGAATCCGGCTGTGACCTATACATATTCTGCTTATACAAAGCATTAACAAGAGAAGCAAATCCACTTAACTTAAACTTATGGGATTTCTTCGTAGCTACTGCATCGGATATCTCCAACAGGAACCAAAAATTGACATTATCATCACTTATGAAGATTGCCAGTATGTCTTGTACGCACAACGGATTATATAAGGCAATCAATAATATATGCAATTCAACAAGGCAGGTAACGCAATGATTTCACAAGAACAACAGGCTAATGTAGCCATATATGTCAGAGTTTCGACTACTCACCAAATAGACAAGGATTCACTTCCTATGCAAAGAAATGACCTTATCACTTATGCAAAGCTTATGCTTAATACAGATAAATACACAATCTTTGAAGATGCAGGTTACTCAGGCAAAAACACTATTAGACCTCAATTTCAAAATATGATGAAGCGGATGCGTGAAAATGAATTTACACACCTGCTTGTATGGAAGATTGACCGAATTTCAAGAAACCTTCTTGACTTTGCAACAATGTACTCGGAATTGAAAAACTTAGGCGTAGTCTTTGTCAGCAAAAACGAGCAGTTTGATACGTCAACGGCTATGGGTGAGGCTATGCTTAAAATCATTCTTGTTTTTGCCGAGCTTGAAAGAAATATGACCTCAGAGCGTGTAACCGCAACAATGATTGCAAGAGCAAACAGCGGACTTTGGAACGGCGGCAAAATTCCATTTGGTTATACTTATAACGTAAACACGAAAGAGTTTGACTTAGACCCTAAAGAAGCTCCGGTTGTAAAGCTGATACACAATCTGTATGAGGAAAATCATTCTTTACTTTCTGTAGCAAGAG